GCTGATTGAGGGGTAAGCAATGGCAGTAAGATATTGGACTGAAGATAAACTGGACTTTATACGAAGCGTTGCTCCTGGTAAACCTTTGGAAGAAATTACCAGGCTTTTCAATGAGCATTTTGGAACTGATTTTAAGTGTCCAAAAATTAAAACTGCTATGAGTAATTATCATATCAGGAGCGGTTATAAATATGATGGCAAAAAGGCAATTCTTTTTAGTCCAGAAGAAATTGAATGGCTGACTGAGAATAGAATTGGATTCAATTTTGATGTAACGACTGAAAAGATGAATAAGCGCTTTGGAACTAATTACAAGGTGAGCCAGGTGCGCGGATGGTGTCATGCGCATCATTTGCCTAATGGTATGGACATGAAATTTCCAAAAGGACACGTCAGCTTTAATAAAGGGCGCAAGGGTTGGTGTGCGCCTGGATGTGAAAAGGGATGGTTTAAAAAAGGACACAGGCCACATAATTCTGTTGGTGTTGATACAGAAGTTATTGTTGATGACGGATATATCAAGGTGAAAATTGCAGAGCCGAACGTTTGGGAACTGAAGCATAGAATTGTATGGCAGAAAGTGAACGGCGTTATTCCTGAAGATTCGTGCCTGATTTTCCTCAACGGCGATAAAACGGATTGCAGGATTGAAAACCTGATGCTGATTAAGCGGTCGGTTTTGTGTGTTTTAAACCATGAGCATTTGCTTTTTGATGATGCAGCTGCAACAAAATGCGGTGTAACTATGGCAATGATTAAAAGCAGAGTAAGGGAACTGCAAAAGAAAGATAGAGAGGTTAGAAAGTGAGCGGCAAGAATGACAGAAAGATTCGTAAGGAAGTAAAAAACGTTTACATAAAAGCTCAGGATGTGCTTTATGATCAGATTAAAGCAATGCCTTTTGGTAAGCGTTTTCGATTTGCGATGATGATTTTGTTCAAGAGATTAAAATAACTACTTTCAAAAGTAGTGACGATTAGGAGGTTTGCATCATGCTCTACTGGACAGATATTAGCAGGGGATTAAATGAAGTTCCTTTTGATTTTGAAAAGGTGAGCTGTGACTGCGAGCTTTTCAAAAAAGATGCGTGTCCTTTTACCGGGAAGCCTAGCACTATATGCAGCTTAGGTTTTAAGGAAATGGCAAAAAAAGGTTGCATCCGGGTTCATGGAAAAACAGACGAGGTGGAAAAATGACAGAAGAAGCAAAAAAGATTTGCAGTAAATGCAGAGAAAAACAACGAAATGATAATCCACAATCAATCAACTGTGCTTTTTTGGCTGATGATATGTACTGCGAAAGGATAGAAGATATAGATACTCTGATTAAAAAATTGTTGGAGATAGAAAAATGACAGAAGAAAGTTTAATAACACTGAATACTGATGATATAAAAGAAATTTTAGCAGAACACTTCAAGGTAGAAGTTGAGGCTATTAAACTTGAACAGTATCGACATTATAATGACTTTGGGGATGTTAATGAAGGAATATTATGCGAAGTAAGGAAGTGCAAATGAAACCTTGGGAATTATTTGACGAAATAAAAAGAACTGAATACACAAAAAGCGGTGATTGTGTTGACTGGGCCGTGAAAGTTTATCCAGAAGAAAAGCTGGTGAGACTTTTGTTTGAAGAAAGCTCAGAGGATCGCGACTGGAAGAATAATTTTGATTTTCCAATTAAGCCATATAAACAGCAGGAAAATATTTTGTGGTTTGCGCGTGGCTGGGGTAATGCTTATAAATCTTGTAATGATGAAATTATGGCAAAGCTCATTGAAACTTATACTGATGAATTAAAAGCTCAGGGATATACAGTTGAAGTGTGCGGCTGGAGTTATGGCGGTGCAATGGCTGTTCTGGCAGCTGAAGATTTTAATTATCGAACAGGTAATAAACCAGGAATTGTTACTTTTGGAGCGCCTAAGCCTTTATGGGGCCGTAAAACCTGGCATTATATAAATACCTGTGTAGAATATGCGGTCCAGTATGCTCATGTTAATGATGTGGTGCCTTTGTGCATTCCGCTTCCTGGTTACAGAATGGTGAATAAAGTTAAGGTGGGAAAAGGATTCTGCATCCTGAAGCTTTTTAATGCTGAAAAATATCACTGTATGTACGGAGATAAAAGTTTGTATGTGTGAGGAAAAGGAATTTAAGGTAAGCCTGATTGAATATCCTGAAGATAAGGACTGGCAGGCTGTTTTGAAGCGTGCACTGGTTACGATTGGAAAAGAGAGCGAAAGAATTCCTGATCTGACCTGGAAGCGCAAAATGATAGAATGCCGCCATTCTCCTTTACGGCGATTGCGCTTTGCATTTTTGTTTGAAAATCTGCCTTATTATATTTCTGTGCACTTTGTACGTCATCATGTTGGCATCGAAAAGTATGTAAGAAGTCAGAGAAACGACAGACAGAATGAATACGACAGAAAAAAGGCTCCTCAGGATGCGCCGGTAAATATGATCATGGATTTTAACGGTGAAAGTCTTTTGGAGTTTTTTAATAAAAGACTTTGTACTTGTGCAGCCGAAGAAACACGCGAAGTTGTGCAGCAGATGAAAAAGCTTGTTGAAATCTGTTGTCCTGAGTTTGAGGATTACATTGAGCCTATGTGTTTCAGGAATGGCGGTGTGTGCCATGAGTTTAAACAATGTGGATTAAATAAATCTTATAAGGGGAAATAAGAGCTTTGAAGTGCATCATAACGCAAGATGACATTGATTTTCTGATAAAAGGTATAAATTCTCTTACTGCAAAACGACATTTTGAAAAGCCGTCAGAATACGTTGAAAAAGTGCGTTATATGGACAAGGATCTGACGCCGTTTCCTGGTAAGTTCAGCTTTAAGCAATTTCCTTACTTCAAGGAAATTGTTGATAACTTCAGTCCGGACAGCCCTATTCATAAGGTTTACATTATGAAGGGAAACCAGCTTGGAGCAACAACGGCAATTCTGGAAACTGTTATGCTTTATGGCATTGGTTGTAATCCGTCGCCGATGTTGTATGTTTTGCCGGATGAAGGAATGGCAAAGCTTGCAATGGACACTAAAATTGACCGTATGATTGACAGCTCAGGATTGCGAGGCAGTATTTTTGCGCAAACAAAAAAAGCTGCCGGTGCTCGTAATACTGGTGATACGTCATTCAAGAAGGAATTTACCGGCGGTTATTTACACGCGGTCGGCGGCCGTTCCGGTAACAGATTCCGAAACTTTTCTTACAAGATTATTCTGGTTGATGAATTGGACGGTATGAGTGAAAAGATTAAGGGTGAAGGTACGATGGAAGATCTTGCCATTGCTCGTTCTGACGCTTATCCGAACACAAGAAAGATTTATTTTGGTTCTACTCCTACGGTAGAACAGACTTCTAAGATTTTCAGGTTATATAAGAGCGGTGATCAGCGGCGGTTTTTTGTTCCGTGTAAGCATTGTGGAGAAATGCAGCCTTTAGAATGGGCTATCTGGGATGAAGGACATGACAATCAGATTGGCGGCATCGTATGGGAAAATGACGAAAACTTCCAGCCTAAGCTTGATACGGTTGCCTATAAATGTCCGCATTGCGGCGGACTGATGAAGAACTATGATAAAGCTTTAATAATGAGCAAGGGTGAATGGAGAGCGACAAGCGTTTCTGAAGAAAAGGATGCGAGAAGCTATCATTTAAGCCCTTTGTATAATCCTCCTGGAATGTTTAGCTGGGAGGATTTTGTCATTGCATGGGCTAAATGCTGGGATATTAAAAATAATAGAATACGCGACAAGGAAGGTTACAGAACTTTTAGAAACTTGAAGCAGGGCCTGCCGTTCCGCGAACAAAACGAACAGATTAGACGTGAGCGTGCTATGCTTCATAGACGTTTTGGATTTGCTCGCGGTAAGGTTCCAAACATTATGGCTGTTCAGGATGCAGGAAGTCCAATTTGGATTGTTACCTGTGCCGTGGACGTTCAGAAAGATTGTCTTTATGTGGATGTTAAGGGTTTTGGTGATCGCGGTGTTACCTGGACACTGGACGCCTTTAGAATTGACGGTCCAACGGAAGATTTTTACGGCGTTTGGGATAAGCTTGCGGATTTTATTGAGCATACTACTTACCAGGGAGACGATAAAAAAGCATACAAGATTGCAATTACCCTTGTGGACTCTGGACACTATACTGACTGGGTTTATGCTTTTTGTGCTCGCTTTTCTGCCGGCGTTTATGCCTGTAAAGGTACGGACTGGATTAAAAATGGTGAAACTTACCAGTTATTTAACAGAAAGACACTGGATGCAATCGGTTTAAGTTTGGCTTATCATATCAATACAGGAAAGCTTAAAGACAGAATTTCACGCGCTATGAATATGCTGCAATGGGACGAAGGAACAAAGCAGCCGGACTGGTATCCGAACTTTCCTGACGACTTCCATGATGATTACTTCAGAATGTTTGAAGCTGAGGAAAAAGTGGAAGAATATGACAAGAAAACGAATAAATATATCAGGACCGTATGGCGTGCAAAACCTGGTATGGCTAACCACTATTTTGATACTTATGACTATAATCTTGCAGCGCTGGAGATTTTTGCGGATGATATTTGCAGAAACGATTTAAGGCTGAATATGCTGGACTGGAATGCGTTCTGGCAATATGCAAGCTATGGCATCTTTACGATGGGGAGTTAAAAATGGTGGGTGAAATTGTTGGTTTTATAGTGGGTATGATTCTTGCGGTGTTTGTTATAATTCTTGCAGTCGGTAGCAGTATTCTTGTTTACGACAAGAAAAAGCTGAGGCATGAGAGGAAAAAGAAAAAGTGAGAGACGAAAAACCGGAAATTGATTTTGAAGAAGCTTGTAAGATTTTTAATGACGCTTTTGATAAGGAAATTGCATTGCATGATTTTCCGGTTCTGGATTTTGACGATGAAGATTTTGATGATGAAATCTGCATTGATAGTGATGAATAAGTGTGATAAAATAGGTTTATAGACTGTTATGATTCTGGTATTCATTGCAGTCTTCTTGTGATTAGGAGCCTTACGTCGTAAGGCTCCTTTTTTTTATCATTTGATTTTATGAATTGATAATCTTTTGGCTGTAGATTGTCATTATAATGACAATTATTTATCCAGCTTATTCATTTGTGAATTGAAAATTGATTGTGCATCCTGGGCCGGTTTTTGCGCTGCCGGTTCGAGCCAGGGCGCGGCTTTGGTGACGGTAGAAGTGAGGCCGCGGAAATATACCATTTCAAGTTCAAAATTGATATTGTCGCCAGTCTTACGGAATGAGGTTACTTTGTAGATGTTTTTTCCGTATTTTAAGAAGCGGCCTGTTTCGTAGGCAGTTTTTGCAGCTGATACCAGGGCGCTTTTGCCAGTTCCTGAATGTTCAGGATTATATTTGATTATACGGCGGTTGATGCGGTTACGATACATGGAGCGCTGGACCGGATTTTTATTTGAGCCGGCGCGTGCTGTATTTGTTGGAATTGGAAGCTGGCCGCCGTTTGAAGCTGTGTGCAAGCCTCCTTCTTCCTGGCGTTTCATGTAAGAAGCTTTTTCGCGAGCTCCAACGTGCGATTCTATTTCCTCAAAAGACTGAGGGTTTTCTACCTGACAGCAATCATAACCAATTTGGCGCGTTGTAAAATTGTTACGAAGCGTGAAAGAATTCTGTATATTTTCAATAGCATTTTTGCGAGTCATGGCAGCTTGCATATTTACGGTATTTACAGCTGCTTTAAGCATTGTTTTTTTCATATCTTCTGTGAGTAAATGAAATTTGGAAGGGTCGTCAATGACCATTTTATAACCGGAAAACATTATTTTGCCTCCTTTGGTTGTATTTTATTACAAGCTCTTGCTGTCACTTTTCTGACAACTGAAAAATGATTAAAGCCGGTTTTTGCTTTATACGCCGGATTCAGGCAGTAAAGGACAAGTCCATTACTTTCAACTTCTATCTTTGCAAAGATGCAGTCGCTACAAAATTGAGCATTATCCATGGCATCTATTTTTGTGTCGAGTTTCTTAAAAAAACTATTAACAGTTAATAGTTATTTGAGCATTTTGAGTTGAAAATAGAATTATGATCATCGATGAAAATAGCGCTATTTTGAAGGAGTCTTCCAGTAAATTCTGGCAGGACGAACTTTCAAATGCAAAAATCCTTTTAGTAGGAATTGAAAAAGCCATTAACGCCTTTGCCACAAATGGTGCAATTCAGAGTTACACCATTGATACAGGGCAGGATAAGCAGACGGTTACAAGAGCTGATATTGGTTCTTTGTATAAGCAGCGCGACAAGCTTCTGGTTCAGATCCAGGCGCTTGAAGCACGTTTAGGACAGGGCAGTCCGCGTTGTCCTCAAATTTGTCCGGGGTTTTAGGTTATGGGTCTTTTTGGTTTTAAAACAAGAAAAGATAAGCAGATTGAAATGCTTGTCACTACAAACAAATATCAAGCTCAGATGCTGGATGCCATTAAGCATACTTGGGATGGCTCAAAATATCCGGGCAATTTTGGTTTAACTAAGATTTTAGAAAACATTGATTACTGGACACTGAGAAAAAGAAGTGTTCAGCTTTTTACTGAAAATCCTTATGCAAAAGGTATTATTCGCCGTATTTTGCGAAATGAAATTCATACAGGTTTGACCGCAAGCGCTAATCCTATCGGCGCTATTTTGTGGCCGGATATGGACGAACTTAAACAGGCTGAAATGGCTGTAAAGTATGGCGATTTATTGAGTATGCAGTTTGAACTGTATGCAAACAATTATGAACTTTTTGACTTTAAGAAGCAGCTTACTTTTGGCGAATGGCAGGAAATGGTAAGACGCGAAGCTTTGCTTTGTGGTGACGGCGTTATTATCAGCCGCGTGAATAAATATACAGGGCTTCCAACTTGGGATTGGGTAAACGGTAATAATATCAGGACTCCTGGCAATGTAAAGGTTGCTGCCGGACATAGAGTTGTGAACGGCGTTGAGCTTGATGAATACGGACGCCATGTTGCTTATTACATTCAGAAAATTGTTGATACAAAAACAGAGTTTGAAAGAGTTCCGGTAAAGGGTGAAAAATCGGGCCGTCAGATAAGCTGGATGATTTACGGATCAGAAAAGAGAGCTGACGAAGTACGCGGCGAGCCATTGCTTGCTTGCGTTCTTGGTATGCTTAAAGATATTGACCGCTACAAGGATGCAGAAGTTCGCGCTGCTGTTATCAATGCGCTAATTGCATTTACAGTTCAGAAAGATGAAAACACAACTATTGGTACAAGGCCAACTGCCGGGCTTCAGCGTCCTTCTGTTGTTCCTGGAGGCGCTGCTGTTGCGCCGGAAAGAAACGGACACCAGCCTATTCAGCTTATGCAGCCAGGAACTGTATTTGATGATCTTGCGCCTGGTGAAAAGGTTGTAAGTTATCAGACTAACAGGCCTAATGTGAATTATGCAGTTTTTGAGGGTGCTATTCTTGATGCGATATGCTGGAGTTTGGAAATTCCTCCTGAAATTGTAAAGCTTAGATTTACTTCAAGTTATTCTGCAAGTCGCCAGGCAAATAATGAATTTGAAGTTTATTTGAAATATAGAAATTTTAAAAATGCAAAAGATTTTTGCCAGATAATTTATGAAGAATTTATTATTCAGAGCGTTTTGAATAATCAGCTTAATTTACCTGGTTTTATTACGACTTGTTTTGATTCTACTAAGTGGAGAATAAAAGCTGCATGGCTTAGCTGTACATGGAGCGGATTAAGCAGGCCTTCTGTTGAAAGAACTAAGGATGTTAAGGCGGCAAATGACGCTCTTGATAATGGTCTTACTACATTTGACGATGAATGCAGAAGACTTTCTGGAAAATCTTTCAGACAGACTATCCAGCAGCTTAAAAATGAAATCAATTTTGCTCACCAGATGGGCTTTAATCCTCATATCTTGGAAGACAATAACGGCAAGGACGCTTACCCGGAACAGACAGGTAACGTTCCTGATAGTGATGTGGACAATGATGACGAGGAGTAAGGAGGTAATCTATGGGCGCGGAAGGAATGACTAACAAAGAGCTCATGCTCAAAATGTTTGAGAACTCGGAAAAGTCAGCTGTAGAAATGGCAGAACTTAGAGCAGAAATTAAAACTATTACAAAAACAGTTGAAGAACATGACAAGATCCTCAAAGAAATGCCAGAAAAGATTACTGAAAAGCTGGAAATTAAAATTGAACAGCAGATAAAAAAGAGCGATGACAGTGACTTGGCTATTATTAAACGTATTGAAGCGCTGGAAAAAAAAAGCGGAGAAGCAGCGATTGCAGCCTGGAAGAAAATAGGCGTCATCGTACTGACCATTTTAGTTACATCCGGCGTAAATTTTTTACTTAGTTGTATTGTAGGAGCTGGAAAATGAGTGAAGAAAAAGAAGAAAAGCCTAGTAAATTGCAAAGCCGCAAGTTTGTTGTATGGCTGGTATGGTGCATTATAGCAATTACAAATCTTGTAATTGATGTGATTATTGTTATTGTTACCAGGAACATTACGGCTGAAATGATGTCTTTGACTGAAAAAGTTTTAGGATGGTTCTTTGCCGTGTCCATGATGTATCTGGGTATGAATGCCGGACAGAAAGTTGGTTTTGCTATCAGTGATGCAATGGCTGCAAAAAAGGAAAGCGAGGAGATTGAAAAATGAAAGTGATTATTGTTTTAATTTGCATTATTGTACTGCTTTTGCTTGCGGCGGTTTTGCTTTTTAAGGCCTGGAGAAAAAACGTTGAAAAATACAAGGCTGAGCATGAAAGAGCTGAGCGTTTGCGTTATCAGGTTGAGCTTGTTCAGAATGAAGCGAAAATCAAAAAAGAGGTGTTTGATGAAGCAGAGAAAGAAAAACATAAAACTGATGCTCTTACTGGGCGTGATAAGTTTGACGCTATCACTAACAGCTTGCGTGACAACAACTAAAACTGTTTATGTATTACCTGAAGTTGCATGGCCGATGTTTCCAGCGCCTTCTGACGATGATGTTGATTACAATGATAAAACCGGCAAGGTCGAAATGTCGCTGGAATACTATGACAAATTGAAAAACTTCAAGGCTGATTACAAGGCTACAAGAAAAGCTTATGAGCTCACAAAAGAGCTTTATGAGGGAGATAACAAATGAAAATTGACGAGTTTATAACAAAGTACATGGGAAAAAAAGTTGATTTTGACGGTGCTTACGGTGCTCAGTGCGTGGATCTTTTTAGACAGTATTGTCAGGATGTTTTAGGACTGCCTCACACTGGCTCTGTTGACGGTGCAAAAGATTTGTATGAGAAATATTCAAATTTGCCTAATGAAGTGAAATATTTTGAACGATTTTCACGCGGTGTTGTTACTGGCGACGTGGTTATTTGGGGACCAACAGAAAAAAATCCTTATGGCCATGTTGCTATTGTTGTGGGAAATATGCCAGGGCGTGATTTACTCGTGTTTGAACAGGATGGCTTCAAACAGGATGGCGCAAAGCTTACAATCAGGACCATTGATAATTTGCTTGGCTATTTAAGGAAGCGTGCATGAGTGAAAAGCTGATTGGCACTGAGCTTGAAAATGAAATGCACTCAGGAAAAGGCGTGAAAGCTGACAGTGGAAAACCTGACTATTCCCTTCTGGAACTGAAGCTTTTAGAAGGCATGGTTAAAGTTTTAACCTTTGGAGCTAAGAAGTATTCCAGAGATAACTGGAAAAAAGTGCCAGAGGGTAAAGACAGGTATTTTGCAGCTTTACAAAGGCATCTTGCTGCATGGCAGAGCGGCGAAAAAATAGATCCTGAAAGCGGTGAAAATCATCTGGATCACGCGCTATGCAATCTGTATTTTTTACGCTATTTTGACAAATAAAGTGTACAATTGCACATACTTGTTTTACAATGGTGTTATAGGAGTAATGAATGCCAGAAGAAAACAAAGTTGATGCAGAAAAAGAAGAAGCGAAAGCTGAAGCTTTAGATGACCTGAGAATGTATGCGGATTTGCTTAGTTCCGGGATAAACAGTCTGGATGTACTGGAGACTAAAACTTTGACGCATTTAGGGGTAAAGCTGAGGGAGATTGCCGAAATTTTAGGCAGGGATTAAGCTTTGAGGGGAAGCCACTACTTATGTAAGTAGTGGCTTTTTTTATTCTTTTTTGAAAAAAAATATATTAGTTAATAGTTTTTTGAGCCTTTTGCGTTGAAAATTACAATTATGAAAACAATTGTAATGGATAAACAGATTGGTGCCAGCTGGTGGGAAGACGGTATCACTGCCGATTTTGTCCGCGATGAATTAAGCAATTTCAACGAAGAAGACAATAAGCTTCAGTTGTCAATTGACAGTCCTGGCGGTTCCGTTTGGGAATGTATTTCAATCTTTAACATTATCAGAGACTTTATGCGCGAGCATCCTGAAGTAACTGTTGAAACTTACATTCAGGGTATGGCTGCCAGCGCTGCTTCTGTAATTGCACTTGCTGCAAAGTGCGAAAATCCGAACAGCAAAATTATTGTTGAGGATAATTCTGTTTATATGATTCACAATGCCTGGTCTATTGTTCAGGGTGATCATAACGAAATGGATAAACAGAGCGATCTGCTTAAAAAGATGGATGCTGTTATGGCTCGCTCTTACTGTCAGATTACTGGCAAGAGTGAAAAAGAAATTAAGGCCATGATGGACAAAGAGTCTTTCCTTTTTGGTGCTGAAATTGTTGAAAACGGTTTTGCTGATGAAATCATTGAAACAAAAGCTGAAAAGACTGAGGGTGCAAAACAGGCTTTGTTTGCAACAGTCAAAATGAGCGTTGAAAAGACAATGCACGAATTGAAAAAAGAAGCTGAGAAAAAAAGCTTTGACAGGTGCGTTGCAAGCTTAGGTAACTCGGAGCATAGGGCTCCAGAAAATACAGCCGTAAAGGCAAATAATGAAAAGGAGGAACTTCCTATGACTCTGGAAGAACTCAAAGCAAAAGAGCCAGCTCTTTATGCTGAAGTTATGAACGCCGGAATTGAAGCCGGTGTTGAAAAAGAGCGTTCAAGAGTTTCTGCTCATTTGAAGATGGGTGAAGCTGCTGGATGTATGGATGTTGCTGCTGGATTCATTCGCGACGGAAAACCTGTTGCTGATGATGATGTTCAGGCAACTTATTTTGAAAAACGTGTTGCAAGCGCTCAGAACGCTGCACGCAAAGATGACAACGTAAATCCTATTGTTACACCTGATGCAAATGCTCAGGAAGACAAAGACGCTGTTATTATGGCTGCTTTTGACAAAGCAGTAGGAGGCAACTAATGGCTAACATGAACATTCAGAACTATGGTTCTGACAATCTTATTCATTTTGATGATTGTGAGTTTGAAAGCAATGTTGTTACATTTGCTGCTGCTGGTAGCGTTAAGAAGGGTGATATTCTTGCTCGCGCTGCTGACGGAACTTTTGAACTCCATGACGGTTCAACTACTACTCCAGTAGCTGTTTACATTGACGAAGATGCAAGCCTTGATGCTGCCGGAACTATTCCATGCCGTGCCCTTATCGCTGGTAAGGTTCGCAAGGACAAGATTCTTGTTGGCGGTTCTGCTGCTGACATTGCTGATCTTGATGGTCTTAAAGCTGCCGGAATTATTCCTGTTGCTTTTACAGAAATGAACATTACTGATAATCAGTAATTGATTTAAGGAGAAAAAGATATGCAGAGCGCATTCAAAGAGAAAATTCTCAAACTTTTTAAGTCCGCTCCTAACATGGATAAGATGGGCTTTTTGTCATCTTTCTTCAAGACAACTGAAGAAGATTATACAGATGCTGAGTATGTAGACATTGATATTGTCCGCTCAGGTGAAAATGTAGCTCCTGTTCTTCGCGACATTGGAACTGGTGCTGTTGTTGTTGCTGACGATGTATTCACAGGAAAGCAGATTAAGCCTCCTGTTTATTCTCTTGTTCGTCCGGTTAATATTTTTGACTTGATGAAACGTCAGCCTGGTGAAAATGAATATTCAGAGATTGGTACATGGTATGGCCGCCTTGTAAATGTTCTTAAACGTGCATTTACTCTCATGGCTGGAATGCTCGTTCGCTCTGTTGAATACCAGGCTTCTCAGGTTCTTCAGACAGGTAAGCTTACTTTGACTGATGATGCAGGAAATGCTGTTTACACTTTGGACTTCCAGCCAAAAGCAACACACTTCAAGACTATTACTAACCTTTGGAGCGGCGGTTCTGCTGATCCTTTGGCTGACCTTGAAGAAATGGCTGATGCTATCCGTGATGACGGCCTTGTTGATGCTGCCAATGTTATTTTTGGTGCTAACGCTTGGAACTTGTTCATTAAAGATACAAAAGTTCAGAATGCCGTTAAGAAAGACGGCCTTGGACTTGGTAACCTTTCTCCTCGCCTTGTAAACAAGGGCGGTAAGTACATGGGTTATGTAGAAGTTGGAGCTTACAGACTTGACCTTTGGGTTTACAACGGACGTTACTCTGACTTTGGTTCAACAACTGTTAAAAAGTATGTTGATGATGACAAAGTTATCATGCTTGCTGATGTTGAAGATCTTGACCTTCGCACTGTATACGGTGGCGTTCCTTCTATCGGAATGGATGCTCCATTCAATGAAATTATCCCTGAAGAAGTTACACACGAAAATGGCGTTCGCGTTCATAACCGTGTTTACAAAGATCAGAAGGGTAACACATACAGCGCTGAGTCAACAGTTCGCCCTGTAAGCATTCCTGTTTCAATCGACAGAATTGCTTGCTTCACTGTTGCATAACGCAATCCAGCCGCTTAGGAAACTAAGCAGCTGGAAGGAGCTCTGAATGAAGTACGTTGTTGCTCCTGGCGCTTGCTTTGGTTATAAAGGCAAAAACCTTTAAGCCGGAGCAGAAATTACAGCTGATATGTTTGATCCAAAAACAGCCTTCGACAAGTTTATTGAAAAAGGAAAAATAATTCCTGTTGAGGGGGGGGGGCAAACAATAGCAGCAAAAACTTCTGATAAAACAGAAGAGAAAAATAAAAGCAATTTTTTGCAAAAACTTACTTCTCCACTAAAAAACTGGAGAAAAAAGTAGGAGTGCGGAATGAAATACGTTGTTGCTCCTGGAGCTTGCTTTAGCAATAGAGGAAAAACTCTTGAAGCTGGAGCAGTAATTACAGCTGATATGTTTGATCCAAAAAGCGCATTCGATAAGTTTGTGAAAAAAGGAATGATTATTCCAGCTGAAGGTTCAGACAAATCTGACAAAGCTTCTGAAGAAGCTGAAGCTGACAAAGAAAAGATTGAAGAAGTTACTGAGGCTGAAACTGAAAACGAAGTGAAAGCTGAAAAGACTTCTAAAAAAGGGAAGAAGTAGAATGAATTTAAGACAGCTTGCAGAACAGGATTTAAAGGTTACTTTAACTGATAAAGACAACGGCGGAGCTGTTTCATTTACACTTCTTAAACCTACTGGAACTGGTTATACATTAAGCGGATTTGTGGGAGATATTGGCTACCTGGTAGATACTGAAGGAAATCCAATTGCC